TGGAGCTGGGTCTGCAGGTTTTGCACCTTTAGTTACAATATCCTTAACTTGCTTAAGTGTTGTACCAGGTGTTTTTAACTTATTTGAATCATCATCTGGTTTGGAATTTTCAGGTGTTGGCCCTCCAAGATCTTCAACATTTCCAAGTTGTGTACCAGGATCTGCCATTGTTGGCATTGGATCTGCAGGTTTTGCATTAGCATTAACAACAGTCTTGGATTGCTGTGTCTTTACTTCCATTTCTTGTAATTTTGTACCACGAGACATTTGTAACTCTCCGTTTTAACCTTTGTTTAAAATTTACTATAGTTATTTATAAATTAAAGATTTGACAAGAAATCGCCAAATAGTTCAAGTTTCTTTTCCTCAAGACGTTTTTCGTCCACGAGGGTGTTAATTCTCTTCTGTGTTTGTGCTGCTTGCTGTTCACGAAGAATTCCACCTTCCCAAATCCACTCTTTTCCTTCCATGATTCCTGATACAAATGCATCAGGTGCAGATGGATCAGCAACTATATCTGCAGCAGTTGCTAACATAAAATCTTCACCTACAACTTTACATCCATCACGATCTTCTCTTAATGATCCAACACCACGAGAAGAAACTCCTAACATCACACCTTCATCTAAAAGTGAAGATGCAATTTTACCCATTGGTGTATTGAGCAATTGTGCTTTACCTCTAAAATTATCTCCCTCTTGAACAAGTGATGTAATTTTATGAGAAACACGATCAAGGTTTACTGTTGGGCCATCTGGATGTCCAAGTTCACCAAGTGCTCTACCTTTTCCAACAAATGCTTCATTGTATCTGTTAACTTCTCTTGCAAGAGTTTCAACAGGATACATTCTACCATTTCTGTTTTTGATATTACCTTGTAAGAATACACCTTCAATGTAAAGTTTCTTATTAGAACCTTTACCTTCGGTAATTATTTTTACGTTTGAGACTTCTTCTGTGATTAATTTCATCGTTCTTAATTAGTGTAACCTACTTTTGCACCTAATACAGCAGTTCCTGCATTTACAGAAACAGTATGTGTGGTTTGTTTTTCTAATATTTCAACTGAACCCCTCAAAATTGTAAAAGTTCCAACTGTTGTTCCACCAGCAGTTTCTTGTACGGTAACTACATGATCTGTTCCAGTTGCAGTATTTACTAAACGAACAAGAGTTGCTTCACTAAAACTTGTTCCAGCACCAACACTATTTGGTACTGTTATTTGGGTTCCTTTAATTAAGACTCTAGCCATTTGGTTCCTCTTCCTCTTGTGGTTCTTCTTCAGTTTCTAGTTCACTTGTCACTTCAGTTTCATCTGTTCTTCTTCAGAAACTTCTGGAACTTCATCTCCGAAAAGTTCTGCACCTACTAGAGGTCTTGCAGCATCTATCTTCTCTGCACTCTTTGTGTATAAAATTTCTTTAATTTTATCGCTGATTGCAGCTGAAGATGCGTCATCAACCATCATATCCATTAAATCATCCATGTTAAGAAAGTATAATATTGCCTAATATTTATTTATATCTCTCCACCTTCAGGTGCTTCCGTTGCAGAACCTTGACTTTCAAGGTCTGGTTCTGTAATTGGTTGTCCTAGATCCATATTGGGATCCATTGGTGCACCTGTATTTGGATCAACCATTGCATTTGGATCCATTAATGATCCATCTTTAATTTCTTTTTCTATTTCTTTATCAATCTCTTTAATATCATCTTCAGTTTGCTTAAGAACTTTAGTACGAACATAATGGTTAGAAAAATACTTACCCATGTATGGTTCCATTGATGCAACAACACCAAGTTGCTCATTTAATAATTCATTTTTCTTAAGGTCAGAGAAATGATTATCATACAAGAAATCGTATTGAATGTGATCTTCCAATTCGCTCCAATCTTCTGGTGTGATAATATTTTTAAGAATTAGTTGAGTCTTCAACATATCATTGAAAACTTGAGAAAATCTTTTTCTTAATCTACCTACAAACTTAGTGAACTTAAGTTCATCTCTTAATATTTCTGATGAACGGCCTAAGTTAAATCCACCTTGACTATCTAATCGACTTGATGGAACATTTAATGCTTTATATAATTTTGCTTGGAAGTATTCTATATCGGTTAACTCACCAAGATTTTGTCCACCAGGTAAAGTTGTGATTTCGGTTCCCCGACCACCTTCTCTTCTTGGCAACCAAAAATCTTCAAGCATTGCCATATATTTACGGTCATCACGAATCTCTCCAGTATCAGCATTATATACTAATTTATTGCGGTAACGATTCATAACATCACGAAGATATTGCTCAGCTTTAATCTTTGGAAGATTACCAACATCAATATAAAATATTCTTCTTTCTGGAGCTCGTGATAATCTGTAAATTACAAGACTATCTTCAACCATTCTTAACTGGTTAAGTGCTTTGATTGCTTTATGTAAATATGATAATACTGTTTGTTTATTACGATCTACCAATCCTGATGTGCAATAAGTGATTGCATCTTTTGCAATTTTTACTACACCTTTTGCACTTTTATTTGGATATATTCCACTACCTTTAGATGCACCATCTGGATTGTAAACATAATATTCATTTATTTTTGGAGCACCTGCATTTTTTGGATCATTTCCATTTCTTGCAACATCAAATGGTGATAATCTATTTGATCCAGTTTTATCTGTTTCACGAACTAATCTTATTTTAAGTGGGTCAATATAACGAATATCTTGGATTCCTTCTGATGGATTATCTAAATCAATAACTTTATGATAAAAAACTCTACCATCAATATACCAAGTACGAAAAATCTCATGACACTTCTTATCAAAGTTCATGAGAGATTTAATATATTTAAATTCTTCTCGAATAGAATCTTTTAATCTATCCGATGCATTTAGATTTGATAATTCAATTTCAACTGGTGAATCATCTAAGTCAGAAACGATTGCTTCATTTACAACATCTTCAATTGCACTATCACACTCAGGGTGTAAGCACATTTCACGATATCTACGAACTAAATCTTGCTCACTCTTATAAACACCCTCAATGTCAACATATTGGCCATAAAATCCACTAGAGACATAAAAGTCTGATTTGTCTTCATCGCTTGGAGGGACGGGAGAAACTACCCCTTTTGATTGCTTATCCTCTCCATCGGGGATTTTAAATCCAAAAAGTTTTGCCATTGTATAAACGTTTTGCTACTATTATAGCACTATTTATGCTCCTGTGCCAATTTGTGTTCTGGACTCTGAATCTTGAACATCAACCCACTGTACTTGTAATTCTACAGAAAACTCTTCAAGAGTATCTGAACTATCATAAGATAAAGGAATTTCATCAATTCTAGTTGGGAAAGTCCCATGAAACTTATACATTTTTAGAACAGGTAGTTGTGCATCACTTTGAGGAGTGGGCCCACTTACTTGAGATCTACCTAACTGTCTTACAAATAAATCTTTTTGATATGCTGTTGGATCAGTAAGTCCTGAATTATCTTCATGCTTATTGATCAAGTTCATCCATCTTTCAAATGCTGTTCTAATTTTAAAATCAACATCGTTAATGATAGTGATTGTCCAAGGATCGAATGTACGATCTCCTGCAACTTTTAAATTTCTTCCTCGAAATGGAATAAGAATAGGTGCAATATTTGAAGCAGGTAATTGTGCTGCTTTGACTAGAAATCTACTTTTATCTGCGATCTCATCTTTTGATGAGTCAACTGGAATTGCATCATCAGGGAAGAACAATTCACATTCAAATAAATTAGGACGAGCACCACCCCCGACCATCTTACCCTTGAATGCATCAAGGGTTCTATCTCTAGTGCTTGGAATGTTTAGGTTAGCCATTTAATTTTTTTCCTCGATTGAGTTAAACGTTTCCAACTACTTCTTCAAAACTTACTCCTGTGCGTGTCGCAACAAATGTAAGTCCGATAAAGTTAATCGACCTTGCGGGTTTTATAAAGATGTCAGCTCTAAATTGATTTGCATCAATTACGTCTGGTGTGTTATTTGTTTCATCACAAATAACAACAAAATCAGTGATACCTCTCTTTGCTTTAACATCAC